CCTACATTTTCAAAATCGCCAAAATCAGACCGGGGGTCGCGGAAATGAGGGTCTACACCTTCGCGAGCAATCGCGACCCGCAAGAACGACCGCTGACGGAAGCGACGCCGCGGGAGATTCACGCCATGCTGAAGGCGATCGCGGCCGGGCGTAGTGTCTTCACGTCCCCGGACGACCCGTCGCTTCAGGATTTCGCCGAACAGGCTCGCGTCGTCTTGTTCGCGAAACAGCTGGGGGCCCTATGATTCCGGGGCGGATCGAAGGCGCGAACGTCTGTTTCCGACGCCCGGAAGGGACGACCAAGGAACAATGCGTCGACCTATGGGTCCGGCGCGAAGCTGTCGACGTCGACGGCGAAGCCTGGATCCATATGTCGCCCGCCTGGATCCCGACGCCCGCGGAGCTCGCCGCGCTGAACGCCGGCGCCGCGGTCATCCTGTCGATCGCCGGCGTGACGCAACCGCCGGTCATGCTGACCGTCACGCGGCCGCCGGCGCCGCTTCCGGATCTGTCAGAACAGACCCGGCGCGAGCTCGGGAACATCTTCGATCCAAAACAGGGGGACGATTCGCAATGAATACGAACGCGAACGGCGTCAAAATATGCGCGACCTGTCGGTTCTATGCGACCGACGGGCGATGTTTTCAGCCGGATTCGATGGTCGTCGACCGGGTCACGGGGTCCAGATGGAAGACCGCCCGCGATCGCCGCGCCGCTTCCGACTTCGGAAATCGCGACCTGGACCCTTGCGGCTTCGACGGGAAGCAATGGGAAGGCGGCCGGCCGAACGAAGATCTGGGCGGATGTATCGGGGCCCTGGTCGCCGCCGGCGTCATGGTTCTGATTATCGCCGTCCTTCTCGCGGTCTTCTGACCATGGCGCTACTCGGGAAAGACCTTGCGGTCGCGTCGGTCGGGATCAGCTGTCAGACAGCGTTTCAGATCGAGGCGAACCGAAGCCTGATCGCGAAACTGTCCGGCGCCACGCTCGAGCATCACGCGACGCCGTTCGACTCGATCTACTGTTCGGCGCGATCGGCGGCGGTCATGATTCACGACGGAGTCTACTATCCGACGGACGCCGGCGAGCTCACCGGGAACAAGAAACCGTTTTGGACGTCGCGCGGGGTCTATTTCTGGCACTCGAAATTCGACGACTTCGCGAAATTCACGTCCCGCGGGGCGCACCTGGACGAGTCATGGGCCCGGATCCGCGACGCCCAGCGTCGAATCTTCATCGTCGCGAACACTCAAAACAATATTGTTCGGTCGCTGATCGAGGCCGATCGTGCCCCGATCGAGTGTCGCTTGGTCTGGAAAGACGTCTTCCGGCTGTTCGGCGTCCTCGCCCGGCGCTTCGGACAGGTCGAATTGCACGTCGTCGCGCGCCCGGAAGGGTTCGACAAGCTGTTGTCGACTGACGTTCTGATGCCATGGCAGGACGGCCGGGCGCCGATCACGCTCCACAAACACCCGAAGGACGCGTCGCAATGGGCCGGCGACGTCCGAAACTGGGGCGAGCTCTTTAAGCGGATCATTCCATGACGTCGCCGCGGAAATTCGGGCCGATCACGTCGGCGATCTTCCGCTGGGCGCTTCGGCGATACGTCGGGCGCCGGCCGAAATACTCCGCGGCTTATCTGCGGAACGCGGCGCGCGGCGCCGGCGCGCTCGGATGCGTCGAGATGCAACGGCTTCTGGCGACGCAAGCGCGGACCGCGGAAATGTACGAAAGACTCGACCCATGAAGGACCCCGAACACCTGTTCGCGGCCGGCAAGTCGCCGGACTACTTTCACACTTGCACCCGGACGGGCCGGCGGATCCATTTCTGGGGCCCGTTCCCGTCCCGGCTGACGCCGGCGCAACGCGGAATCAACGGGCTCAATCCGTCGCTGACCGGCGATTTCTTGTCCTGGATGATCTTCGACGCCTGTTCGCGACACCTTGTCGACGGGATGATCGCCCAGCGAAATCGCGAATCGCCGGCGGACAAGCTCGAGCGTCTTCGGCGCGCGAAGGCGAGGGCGAGACTTGCGGCGGAAGATACTCGAGCGAAGGGAACCCGGTCATGACCTGGGGTCAGAAAATTGTCGCTTGTGTCCGCCGCGCCTTGTCCTTCAGATGGGCGCGCCCAAACGAAGGGGCTTCCCAAATGAAGATCGTCATCGTCGCCGACAACGCGGCGGAATTGATTCAACTGGCGGAATGGTTCCGCCGGGGGTGCGGTCCGGCGCCCGAACTGCCGATCGCGACCGTGAAGATCATGTTCGGATCCATAGAGGGTCAAATGTCACGAGGAACGCTTAGAGTCGGTCAGGTCATCATGGCGGCGCTTGTATTGCTCGACAAAAAGGGCAATCCGCGCGCGCCGGAATCGCCGCCTGAATGGTCGCTTGGGTCGGACACAATCGCTTCGATGGAAGTTTCGGCCGACGGTCTGTCGGCGAAATTCACCGGGCTCGACGTCGGCGTCGTGACCGGCGCGGTCAAAGTCGACGCGCGCTTCGGTCCCGACGTCGTCGAGAAGGTCGGCGAATTCGACCTGGAAGTCCTTCCGGGCGATATCGAGTCGATCGACGTTCAATTCGGCGCGCCGGAAGATCCCGAAGCGTAAGACCTGAATCGGCAATGGCGACTCCAAGGGCCCGGGGAATATCACCGGGCCCTTTTTTTCGTGCTATTGCTCGCCGATGGCGCAACGCGGTCGGAAAAATAAACCGGTCGCCCTTCGGGTCCTCGAGGGCAACAAATCGAAGCGGGCGATCCCGCAAGAGCTCGCCGCGCCGAAGGGCCGGCCGGTCTGTCCCGACTTTCTAAGCGACTACGCGAAGGAAGAATGGGCCGCCGTCGTTTTGATCCTTGAGGAAATGGGCGTCCTCGCGGTTTGCGACAAAGCCGGACTCGCGGTCTATTGCGACGCTTACGGATTATTCCGGAAGGCGTGCGAGGACGCGAAGAACGAACCGCTGACGATCACGACCAAGACCGGGAACGTCATTCAGAATCCGATCATCGGGACGAAAAACGCCGCGCGGGACGCAATGTTCAAGGCTGCGACTGAATTCGGGCTGACGCCGTCGTCCAGGGCGCGCCTGGGGGGAAAACGTGAAGCGTCCGACGACCCGATCGACCGCGAATATTTCAACTGATCCGGAAGATCCCGTTACTGCCTACGCGCTCGACGTCGTGTCGGGCCGGCATATCGAGGGCCCTTACGTCCGGGCCGCCTGTCAACGTCACCTGAACGATCTGGCATCGGGGCGCGATCGCGGGCTTCGCTGGAACCTCGAGGCGGCGCTTCGCGCGATCAATTACTTCCCGGCGGTCCTGACCGTCGAAGGCGACGAAGAACCGATCGCGTTTGAACTTTTGCCTGCATGGAAATTCGTCGTCGGATGCCTGTTCGGCTGGCAACGCCGAAACGGGGGCACTTGGTATCGCCGCTTTGTCGACGCCTACGTCGAAGCCGGCAAGGGATCCGGCAAGTCGCCGCTCGCCGCGGGGATCGGGCTTTTCATGCTTCACGCCGACGGCGAACTTGCGGCCGAAGTCTATTCGGCGGCCGGCAAGAAGGAACAGGCGCGGATACTGTTCGACGACGCGGTCGCGATGGTCAAACGATCGCGCCGGCTCGACAAGGTCCTGGGGAAGACCGGAAAGAAGGTCGTCAATCAGCTGACGCACCACAAATCGAACTCGATCTTCCGGCCGATATCGTCCGATCATCAAAAGTCAGGCGCGCGCGTCCATTGCGGACTCGTCGACGAACTTCACGAACATAAGAACCGATACACCGTCGACATGCTAAAACACGGCTTCAAACGCCGGAAACAACCGCTTCGCTTCGTCATCACGAATTCGGGGTTCAACCGGCAATCGATCTGTTGGGAAATGCACGACCACGGAGTCAAGGTCGTCGAGGGCGATCGCGTCGACGACCGGTTCTTCGCCTTCATCATGGCGCTGGATATCGGCGAGGATCCGCTCGAGGACGAGTCTTGCTGGGAAAAGACGAACCCGGGGATCGGCGTCACGATCACGCGCGATTATCTTCAATCCCAGGTCAGCGACGCGCGCGAAATCCCCGGTCGCGAAAACGACGTCCGCCGGCTGAACTTTTGCGAATGGACCGAAGCCGAGTCGACATGGTTGACCCGGAACACGGTCGCGGCTTGCGAAGAACAGCTGATCGAATATCGGGACGGCTTCGCCTTCGCGCCCATGTTCCGCGGGGCCGAATGTTATATCGCCGTCGACCTGGGCTTCAGCTTCGACCTTGCGGCGATCGCCTATGCGTTCCCGGAAGGAAAAAACCTTCTGACCTGGATCGAATATTTTACGCCGGCGGGGACGGCGATCGCGCGCGAGGCGAGGGACCGCGCGCCTTATCCTCGCTGGATCAAGGAAGGGTTAATCCATGGCGTCCCGGGAAATGTCGTCCGGATCGACCATATCGCCGCGCGGCTCGCCGACGTGTCGGGGCAACTCGATATCGTTCACGCCGCTTATGACCGATATAGACACAAGGACCTCGAGGACAAAATGTCCGAACTGGGCGTCGATCTTCCATGGATCGAACACCCGCAAGGCTTCCGGCGCGCCGGTCAGCTGGATCCGCTGGTCTTCGGCTATGGCGACGACGGGAAGCCGATGGATAATCCGCTTTGGATGCCGGGTTCGGTCGATCAACTCGAAACCCGTTTTCTCGAAAAGACGATCCGGATTCACAATACCGAAGTGACGCGCTGGAACATTTCGAACGTGATCATCCGGCACGATCCGGCCGGCACGGGGAATCGGGTCTTTGACAAAAGGAAGTCAACCGGGCGAATAGATGGAGTCGTTGCTTTGGCAATGGGGGACGGGGCCGCGGAAATGAAGCTTCCGAAACGATCGCTTGCAGCGTTCCTAAAACGACCGGTCATGACGAAATGACGATCCGCCAATGGGTAGGGCAAACGCTCGGACTCGGGCTTGGTTTCCGGAAATTCTGGGCCATGGTCGGGATGGGCGACGAGTCATGGTCGGGCGAGGAAGTGACCGCCGATCGCGCGCTTCAGATCCCCGCGGTCATGCGCGGCGTCCGGCTCGAGGCGCAAACGGTCGCGACGCTTCCCTGTAACACCTATGAGATTCCGTCGAACGGCGGCGACCCTGTCCTGGTCCGCGACGGGCCCTATGATCACCTTTTGCGCGTGTCGCCGAACGCCGATCTGACGACATGCGAATTCATGGAAGCGATCGTCGGCGCGTCGCGGATCGTCGGGAACGGCTACGCGCTGAAGCGTCGGAACGGCGTCGGGATGCCGATCGCGCTCGAGCTCACCGAACCGAACCGGACCGAACCCTATCGCGACGAAAACAAGCGGCTGAAATATCGCGGGACCGATCAGAATGGCGATCGCTTCGACGTCTTCGCCCGCGACATGTTGCATGTGAAGGGCTTTTCCTTCGGCGGCGATCGCGGTCTGTCGGTCGTCGAGTATGGCGCGCAACAGCTGGGGACCCAGATCGCCGCGAACAAGACCGCGGGGAAGATCTTCCGGTCGGGGCTCGGGACGTCTGGCTTCATCGAAACGAAAACGGTCCTGGACGGTCCCGAGCGGACGAAGCTCGAGAAGATCTTTTCCCGTTATCAGGGGACCAAGGGGACCGATAAGCTGATGTTGCTGGAAGGCGACATGAAATTCACGCGGACTTCTATGTCCGCGGCGGACGCCCAGCTGTTGTTACAGATCCAATTCGGAATCGAGGAAATCGCGCGCTGGTTGGACATGCCACCGGTCCTTCTGATGCACTCGGCCCAAGGCGTCACGCAATGGGGGACGGGCGTCGAAGCGATCATCCTCGCATGGCTTCAGCTTGGACTCCGCGCCCAGCTGACCCGGCTCGAAAAGACGATCGTCAAACGGCTGTTCGAACCGGTCGATCAGGGCCGGTTTTTCGTGAAATTCAATATTGACGCGCTGTTGCGCGGCGACTCGGCCGCACAAGCCGCGCTCTTTTCCCAGGCGCTTCAGAACGGATGGATGACGCGGAACGAAGTCCGTCGCCTTCTGGATCTTCCGCTGTCGACCGAAGCCGGCGCGGACGAACTGACCGTCCAGGTCAATATGACCTATCTGAAGGACCTGGGCGCCCAGTCGCAACAAACGGCGCAACAGGCGCGCGTCGCGCTGATGCACCTTCTGGGGCTCGACACAGATCCGAAGACCGGTCAGATCCGTGTTCTGACGAAAGAACCGGCGCCGGCGTCGGCGTGACCTTCCGCACGTCGCCGGCGTGACAATTCGCACACTTTGGGCCAATGATCCGGACGAATTGCTTCGGGGGTCCTGACCCATGACGAACCGTTTTCTTCCGGCGATCGAAAACCTGGAACGCCCGGCGGGCGACGACGACGACGACTTCGTTTTCGGCGACAAGGAATTCCGGGAATGGTCGAACCGGGTCGCGTTTCAGCTTGCGGACAAGCCGGCCGGCGTCGTCATCGATATCCTGGGGCCGATCGGGCGGAACCCGTTCACGGGCGAGGGCGTCGACGCCCGCTATGTGTCCAGCGTCCTGAAGGGCGTCACGGGCGAAGTGACCGTGAATATCAATTCGCCGGGCGGATCCTATTTCGAAGGGCTCGCGATCTATTCGCTTTTGAAGGCGCACCCGGGGAAAGTCACGGTCAACATTATCGGGACCGCGGCGTCCGCGGCCGGGCTGATCGCGATGGGTTCGGACCTGATCGGGATTTCGGCCGCGGGATCCGTGATGATCCATAACGCGTCGGCGATGGTCGAAGGCGATCGGCACGACCTCGCGCAAGGGTCCGAAGCGTTAGGCGATATCGACGGCGCGCTTCGGACGGTCTATTCCGCACGAACCGGGATGGCCGAAGCGAAGCTGGACAAGCTGATGACGCCGTCGATCGGGACTTGGTTCTTCGGTCAGGACGCGGTCGACAATGGGTTCGCCGACGAACTGATCGCGACCGACAAGCTGATCGAAGACAAAAGCGGCAAGTCACCGCACAAGGGGCGAACCGCGCGCGCCCAGATGGATCATCTACTGGCGAAATCCGGGCTTCCGCGGTCCGCGCGGCGCGAGCTCGTTCGAAACGCAATGGCCGAAGCCGGGTTCAAAGTCGGCGATGACGTTGACAAACCCGTCCCATATGCGGAAATCGCAGCGTCGATTCGGAATTTGTCCGCGCTCTGAAAAGACCGGACGCCCGGATCGGTCCGTCAAGCTTCGCGCTGACGTTCGACCATGGCTTCGCGCTGGTCGGGTTTAAGTCATCCGAAACCACGAACCGGGGGAGTAATCGCCCATGAAGTCGAACGTCCTGTCGCGCGAGGAACGCCGCGATCGTAAATCCCGCCTGTTGCAAACCGTTTCCCGTCCCGTCCTGAAGCGGGTTCGGCTCGACACGACCGCGGGTCTGGTCGAAATCCAGAACGCGATCAAAACGCACCATGAAGAACTCAAGACCCGGACCAAGGCGATCGAAGACGCCGTGAACGCGTCGAACCTTGAAATGAAGGCGACCGGCGTTATCACGACCGAGACGAAGAACAAGGTCGCGGAGCTCGCGACCAAGGGGCTGGAAGTCCAGGCGCGCTTGCTCGATCTGGAACAGAAAATCGTCGCGTTCAAACCGGCGTCGGAACGGAAGGTCATCACGCCGGGACGGGCTTTCGTCGAAGACACCGCCGTTAAGGCGTTCATCACGCAAACCCAAAGGCCGCGCGGCAAGATTCACGCGACTATGAATTCGATCACGTCCTTGGATTCGGGCGACGGCGGCGCCGGCGACCTGATCCGTCCCGATCGCGTTCCCGGAATCATCGAACTGCAATTCCGGAAGCTGACGATCCGGGACCTTTTGCCGTCGGGGAAGACGACTTCAAATTCGATCGAATTCGTCCAGGAAACCGGGTTCACGAACAACGCGGCGCCGGTCGCTGAAGGCGCGGCGAAGCCGGAATCGTCCATCGCCTTCGAATTGCAGACCGCGCCGGTCCGCACGATCGCGCACTGGATGAAAGCGTCGGTTCAGATCCTCGCCGACGTTCCCCAGCTTCAAGCCTTCATCGACAACCGCCTTCGGATCGGGCTCGGGCTCGAGGAGGAAGACCAACTTCTTGCCGGCGATGGCACGGGTCAGAACCTTTACGGGCTGATCCCGCAAGCGACGCCTTACGACACCGCGCGGTCGCAAATCGGCGACACGCGGATCGACACCATCCGCCGCGCCATGACGCAACTTCGGCTGTCCCAGTATCGGGCGACCGGGATCGTCATGCACCCGACGGACTGGGAAGAAATCGAGCTCACGAAGGAAACGACCGGCGCTTATGTCTGGGCGAATCCTCGCGCGCTCGCGGCGCCGACGATCTGGGGACTCCCGGTCGTCGAGTCGGACGCGCTCGATCCCGGGGAATTCCTGATCGGCGCCTTCAACGTCGCCGCCGCGATCCATGATCGCCAACAGGCGACGGTCGAAGTCTCGACGGAAGACGGGGACAACTTTATCAAGAACATGGTCACGATCCGCGGCGAGGAACGCTTGGCGCTGACGGTTTACCGTCCGGAAAGCTTCGTCTTCGGCGACTTTGACTCGATCGTTTCGACGTAATAGTTTTTCGCCTGCGGTTATTGCCCCAGTGCGCGGCGGGTCCGGAAGAAATTCCGGGCCCGTTTCGTTTTGTGCGGAACTGTGTAGAAATCGCGCGCCTGACGACAACCGAAGGGGCTTTCACACATGGCACGGGACAAGGATCCGGAAATCGCGGTCGCGATCCGCACGTTCGGAAACAACAAACAGAACGAAGGGATCCGGGTAAAGCCGGGGATGCGTTTCGCCGTCGGGAAGCCGCAAGCGGGGATGCGACTGATCACGATCGGCCGATATCGCGAGCTCGCGGCGAAAGGTCTGTTGCGAGGGTTCGGCGAGGAAGACACGAAAGCGACGCCGGCGTCCGCGGCGCTGACCGCTTCGCGCGCGGGGTTGCCAGTCGACCAAAAGGAGGGCGTGAAACCGATCACTTACGCGAACATGACGCGCCCTTCCGCCACGCGCGAGGCCGTCCGGAAACGCGCGTCACAAGAAAAGGAACCGGCCGCACCCGCCCGGTTAAGTCCGACGACCAAGACGCCGACGGCCGCCCCAAATGGTTCCCCCGATGGGAAGAAAAAACCGCCTGTGTCATCATCGGCGGCGGACCCAGCGTCAAAACCGTCGCCGACGACCTCGCCGACACGGCGCGGTCAAACCCGGGCTTAAAATGGATCGTCGTCAACAACGCCTATAAGCTCGCGCCATGGGCCGACGTTCTCTATGCGTGCGACGGCCGATGGTTGGGAGTCTACAATGGGGCGAAGCATTTCGCCGGCTTGAAGATCACGGCGTCCCGGACCGAAGCGGTCAAATATCCCAACTGGAAGCCGATCCGCGTCCGGAAGGGAATCGATCACTTCCTGTTCGATCGCTTCGGCGAAACCGGATGGTCCGGGAACGGGGGGTTTCACGCGACGAACTTGTCGATCCAATTCGGCGCGACGTCGATCATCCTTCTGGGTTTCGATATGTCGATCGACAAGGGCTACCATTGGCACGGCCGGCACCAAAACGGACTCAACAATCCGCGACAGTCGACGGTCGACAAGTGGCGGATTTCGTTCGACGCCCAGCGTCCATTGCTGGACCGGATGGGCGTCGAAGTCGTGATCGGGACTCCGCACTCCCGACTAACCGCGTTTCGAAAACTGCCATTTTTGGAGGCGATCAGACATGGAATTGATCGAACAAAACGTCCGTAAAGTCGCGTCCGCCGGGTCGATCCCGGTCCGGCTCGAGGACATAAAGCTGGATCTTCGCGTCGACTCCGACGACGAAAACGACACCATCCGCCGGATGGCGCTGGGCGCCGCGGCGTTCCTCGAAAAGCGGACGGGTTACGTCCTGGTCCCCGGGTCGTATGAGCTCACCATGGGCGAATGGTTCTGTGACCCGTTCGAAGTCTACAAGGCGCCGTTTCGCGCGCTCGAGCGGGTCGAATGTTTGACCGCCGTCGACACTTGGTCAGAAATGGACCTGTCGAATTTCCGGGTTTCGGTCCGGGAAAAGTCCTTCTTGATCATACCGGCCGCGGCGTTCATACGGCCGGCGCTGTTCGAAGACTTTGACTCGATCCGAGTCGCGTTCACGGCCGGCGCCGACGTCGTCGAGCCGGGATCCGGCGACCCGAACCCGTCGTCCGGGCTCAACTCAGGGGACGGCGACTTCGCGCTGGACGACGGGATCCGGACGCTGTTCCTGATGACGGTCGCGCACTACTACAAAAACCGCGAACTGTTCCTGGCGGACAAGGAAGCCGAAATCATCGAACGCGCCGGGTCGCTGTTGGGCGCCTACCGGACGTATTACTGATGAAGATCGTCGCCGGCTGGCACTGTCCCGAAATCCTGGGCGCCGCGGGGAAATATCTTCGGCGAGCTCAAGAAGACGCGCCGCGGGCGTTTGACCTTTGCGCCGCCCGGCGGGTTGCGATCCAGGCCGGCGGGCATGTCGGGACATGGCCGGCGTTTCTGTCTGGGGTCTTCGAAACCGTCTACACGTTTGAACCGGTCGCCGAAAATTTCGCCTGTCTGACAAAAAACATCCTGGACCACGGGCGCGGCGGCGAAATCTTCGCCGCCCGGGGGGCGCTCGGCGACAAGCGCGGGCCGCTTTCCATGGTCTTGCATGGCAAATGCGCGGGACAGCACCGGGCGCGATATCCCAAGGACTCGGGGCTCGGGGCCGTCCCGGTCTATCGAATCGACGACCTGTCCTTGCCGGTCGTCGACGCGATCTTTTTGGACGTCGAAGGGTTCGAAATCTTCGCAATCCGCGGCGCCCTAAAGACGCTCGAGGATTGCCGCCCGGTCGTCATGGCCGAAAATAATCGCCGCGCCGCGGATCACGGATTCGGACCGGGCGACATGGCCGCGCTAATGAAATCGGCCGGCTATGTGATCGTCGACGAAGTCGGCGAGGATCTAATCTTCGCGCCCGCGCCATGAAGCACCTGGACGAATTCGAAACGCTCGAGCGGGCCCACGCGGGCGCGGCGATATCCCGCTTCGGCGACGGCGAACTGAAACTGGCGACCGGCCGCGACGCGAAAAGTCAGCGATACGTTCCCGCGCTGGAAGGCCGGCTTCGGACGATCCTTGCGAACCCTCAACAAGCCGCGCTGGTATGTCTTCCCAGGCCGAACGCGAAGTCGCCGAAGTTTGCCCTATGGAAGACCTTCGACCGGCCGCCCTACACGCCGCTGTTGCGCCCGACGGGGCTTTACGGGTCCGCCTTCGTCACGCGCCCGGATTCCGCGCCATGGATCGATACGTCGGAATATTGGGACCGGGTCACGGATCTATGGCGCGATCGCGACGTCGTCCTGGTTCGCGGGTCGACCAAGTCCTTTACTGCCGGCGAGCTCGCCGAAGCGAAGTCGGTCGAAGAAATCGTCGGACCCAGACAACACGCCTTCGAAGCTTGCGACGATCTGTTCCGTCGGCTGAAGGGCGAGAAGACCCGCCGGGTCCTGATCTGCCTGGGCGCGACCGCAACGGTCCTGGCCTATTACCTGGGCGCCGAAGGCGTTCACGCGCTGGATCTGGGTCATCTGGGAATGTTTATGCGGCGCGAAGGCCGGTTCGATCGCGAAAGCTTTCCGTCATGAAGCCGACGGGCTGGATCGTCCCCGCGCTTTGGAAGGGCGACCGCGCCTTCATCATCGCCGGCGGGTTGTCGGTCGCCGAACAGCTTCCCGAAATCGCCCGGATCCAGGGGCGGATCCTCGCGATCAAACACGCCGTCCTTTTGCGTCCGGACGCCGAAATCATGTTCTGGGCGGGGGCCGACTGGCACCGGGAAAACGGACAGCTGATCACCGCGCACCGCGGCGCGATGCTGGTGAAGCGGAAGGTCGACGACGACGTCCCCAGCTGGATCCGGCAAGTCGAACGCGCGAAGCCGGACGCCGACGGGATCGCGGGCTTTGCCGGCGACCGCCGGCGCCTGGGCGGACTTTGCGCCGGCGGGTCCGCGCTGAATCTTTGCGTCCACCTGGGCGCGACTGAAATCGTCCTGATCGGTTTCGACTTCGGCGGGGACCACTGGCTTCCGTCCTATCGACACCGGACGCAATCCGAAGACCATCACGCCCGGCACCGCGCCGCGCTCGAGCGGATGGCGGCGCCGATCGCCGGCCGCGGCGTCCAGGTCTGGAACGCGTCGCACCGTTCAACGCTGACCGGGTTCGCCCGACGGGGGATCGATGAATTCGTCTGATCTGATTTCGAAGGCGTACCGGAAGGAACAGGAACGACTCCATCGCGATCCCGCCGGCTACGGCATGAAGGGAAAGAAGTGGGCGGATCACGTTCACACGCGGGCGGCTCAATATGGCGTCACGGACGCGATCCTAGATTATGGATGCGGACGGAATTCGCTTTGCGCCGAACTGTCCGCGCGCGGGCTTAAGACCCGGTCCTATGACCCGGCGATTAAGCAATTCGCGGCGCTTCCGAAGGCGTCGGACATGGTCGTTTGTTGCGACGTGCTCGAGCATGTCGAACCCGAAAAGCTCGAATTCGTCCTGACCCATTTGGTCGAACTGACTCGAGTCGTCGGGTTCTTCGTCGTGTCGGTCGTCGAAACCGCGAAGACGCTGTCCGACGGGCGTCAGGCTCACATTTCATTGCACCCGCGGGAATGGTGGATCGCGAAGCTGAAGGAACGCTTCAGGGTCGTCGAAGTGATAAACGACCCGGACTACAAGCCGGAAAAACAGC